GCTATGAGTTATGTGGCTCGGAAGTGTCCTAATTTGCGCCCATATTGTGATTGGTCCACACCTCTTCTACGTATGTGTGGAATTTCCAGGAAACCCCAACAGTCGCGTTTTGAGCGAATTATGACGCGTTCTGGCCTCCTGGATAGTGAAAGGTTTATGACTCCCAAGGCGGCCATTTGTGTTTTGGGTACTAGTGCTATTTTTGGATGTTATGTTTATTATCGCAGAGTTCGTGCTTTAGTTAATGTTATGTACCATCAGGTGCAACAGGAGCATGCCTCGATGCCTGAGACTTTTAAAAGAATTCGTGATAATTATCTTGCAAAGGGCCTAGCTTTGTCTGCCAGTATGTATGGTGTATGGGTGTTGGTTCAAGCCTATAGACAGCATAAGCAAGAGTTTCAAGGTAATCTAGCTCCCTCATCGATGAAAGTAGTTGAAGAGAGGGAAAAAGAGGAATTTGTTTATGCTGTTCCTGGTAGGACGCCCCTGCCGACCAATACGCTCACGCGCACGATGACTCATGAGCAATTCGTACGCAAGATTGGACAAAATACGGCATACATAGTAGCAGATCGGAATGATCTTGGCAAATCGTACAATATGGGCTGCTTCTTTGTTGGTAGCAATGTTGCTTTGATTCCAACTCATTACTTTGATGCCCAACCAAAATCCCGTGTCACATTTGTCAGGAAACCGCAGGCTGAGTTGGCTTCTAAATTCAAGGCTTGGCTGGATAGGGAATTTGCAGTTGACATTCCCAACACTGATTATAGTTTAGCATACGTGCCATCGGGTGGTGATTGGCCTTCTCTTGTGGAGTTTTTCCCTGAAAATCACAATTTCTCTTTGCCATTTACACTAATACATAGGAATGGTGAGGGGGTATTGTCTGAAGCCCATGGTCATGTTGTGTATGGGCCCCAGCGCGTTGCAAATAAAAGTATTAGTGCAGGGGTTTATACGTTAGATGTTAACACCTTTCAAGGCCTGTGCGGTGCTCCGTTGGTGTCTAATACGACCCATGATAAGTATATACTGGGTTTACATATTGGTGGTGTTACCAATACACCCAAAGGAATTTGTAGTGCAATCACACGCGGTGCCCTTAATTTGGCCAAGGAAACCCTGTCCAACAAACCTGGAGTTTTGTTGTGTCATGATTCAGGTACGGTGTATACTAAACAGTATGCAGAGTGTGTTGGTGACTTTTTTACCCTTGCAGGTCCTCATCCAAAAAGCCCGGTTTGTTACTTGCCTGAGGGCAGTAATGTCGAATTTTATGGCGAAACTGTAGGCAGGGTTAAACCTAAATCCCAGGTGTTTAAAACAAGCATCAGTGACGATGTAGAA